CGGTGCCGCTGACATCGATCTGACAGGCAACGTCACGGGGACAATCATGATGTACCAAGGCGGAAACCTAGCGTACATCATAGTGCGCGTGAAAGACCCGGCAACCGCATCGGCTGAAAACGTCGAGTTTGCGGACATCAGCGACACAGTTTACGTACAAATTAGCGGCAGTTATATTGCGGCATAAAGGAGAATAAAATGCCATTAACAGAAGAACAAGTTGAAGACAAAATTGAAGTCGTGGGTGAACACAGAATTGTGCAAATCCGCACAGCGACTGTGATTAAACGAAATGACGTAGAGATTAGTAGTAGTTACCACAGGCACGTTGTTGTCCCCGGCCAAGATGCGACTGACGAGAGTGCAGAGGTTCAAGCAATTGTTGCTGCGCTGCATACTGATGCAGTTGTCGCAGCCTACGCAGCGAGTATTGAAGAATAATAGTAATAAGAGGAATATAAAATGGCTATCACATGGTCTATCGCACAACTGGACTATGCTGTCTCTCTCGACGGTGAAACAGACGTAGTTAATAACGCACATTGGCAGTGTCTTGATACAGATGCCAATGGCAATCAAGGCAGGGTCTATGGCTCTGTTGGTATCCCAACGGATGACATTACAGATTTTATTCCATATGCCGACATCACTGAGGCGAAGGCCCTTGAGTGGACCAAGGCTGCTCTTGGCGCTGAAGAGGTTGCCTCCATAGAGGCGAACGTGGCGGCACAGCTTGAGCTTCTTGTAGACCCCGTGGAGGGAAGTGGTACTCCGTGGTCTTAGTAAGTATTACCACTATCATATAACTTAAAGGAAAATAAAATGGGAAAAAATGAAAAAACCCCAATTATTATCGACGACGTAGAATATAAGTATGAAGACATGACACCAGAACAACAGGTGCTTGTTAATCATTGTGCAGACTTAGAACGTAAACTTTCATCTGCAAAATTTAATGTAGATCAATTAGAAGTTGGTAAAGCTGCTTTTGTTAACATGTTATCAGAATTATTAAAGACTGAGGAATAATTATGTGTAGGCTGTCGTTGTTTTTTAAAATACTATTCTTAATGCATAAGAATAATGCGACGACAGCCTAGCACTGTGGCAATAAAGTATAGGAATTAGTTTATGGTATTTCATAATATAATGATGGCAGCGGCAGGGGCACAAGCTTTTGTGCTTAATATTACTGCTAATACGTCAGACTATAATATTTTGACACAGGCTACAGCATTAGGTTATAACAACGATGTAGCTGCTGATATTATTGTAAATGTAGCGTCAGGTGTAACAGTCAGCGGCTCAAGTACTCATGCTATGCGAACAGGGGGTTTAAACAAGGACACAAACTTGACTATAAACATTACTGGTAGTGTGGATGGCTATACTGGCGCAAATGGCGCTACGAATACTGTAGGTGCTGTTGGTGGCGATGCTGTTTATTGGCATACTCTCGTAGACGGAACTGGCGTTTATATTATCAACCTTACTGGGAACCTCCGTGGTGGAGGTGGTGGCGGTGGAGGCGGTGGTACGGCAGGTGTACGACAAACATTTCATGATGACGGCAAGGGCGGCGGATATTGCGCCCCTCCTAATTACACAGGGAGTGCTGGGGCTGCTGGTAGTGCAGGAGCTTTTGGTGTAGCAGGTGCAACAGGAAGTAATGGAAGCTATGGTGGCGGTTCGGCATCTTGTAACTTGGCATCCCCCGGCAACGGTGCGGCAGGTGGTGCAGCAGGTTTTGCCCTTCGTGAAAATAGTAGAACAATAACTTTAAATAATGACGGCGGAACAATCGCCGGACCGGTAGGATAGAGTAATGAAGGTTTTAATTCCATACTCTGGTGGCGTAAACAGTGTCTATGCATTATGGCGTTGGCTCAATGAGACTACCCACGAGATTGTTGCAGTATATGCAAGCGAAAAGTGGGACAAGGCGTTGGAGAGAGCGCCTCGCGAGGAAGCCGCAGCGGATCAGATCGCGGCATGGCTACAAGATGTCCGTGCGTTTGAGTACCGGAAGATCGAGTGGCCGGTGGAGTATGTAAGTGACGTAAGGCCGTTGCGCTCGGGATTCACAAACGTTTGGGATCAAGGAGCCGTAGAGCCACGTTATCACGGTTACGCCGCACTGCTTGACGCCGAAGAATTTGACGGGATCGTCACTGGCTACTCGCTTGAAAATACTGCTGTTAATGCTTACCAAAATCTTCGCGGCATATTCGAGCGGCCATCGGTCAACTGTTATTTGGCTGGATCACCTATTTTAGAAACTATTATACCGCAAGGTAAAGCACTTGATTTTAATAAAGTTTGTGCTACATTAAATGGTAGGTTTGAACAAGCTGAAGCATTGCCTAGTGATTTAGCAGCAATGATTATCAGTAAGTGTGAAACTCGATGTGATCCACTTGCTAAAGATGGCACGGCTAAATTATGTATGTCTTGCTTATATCTTGATGTAGCAGAGTTGCGTACAGATATGTCGGGTGTTGAGATTGATACTGCTTTTGCAAAACATGGTAGCTATGGTAAATGGCGTTCTAAAGCTGATCCTAAAACTTACACATATCGTGGAAACTCACAGATGAAAGCACTTGAGCTATTAGGAATTAAGCTATGACAAATAAAATAAAATATATATTAGCATATGTACTAATAACATTAGGATTTGTAGCTCCGGCAGCAGCAGAAATATTTTGTTTTACAGAGGATGCTCAAGATATTGAAAAAAGCATACAAAAATATAATGAGGAATTTGTTTTTTCAGGAGTAACTACAGCAGGAACTCCTATTACTATTTATAAAGGTAAAAATAGTTTTACAATTCTTTTTTTAACCAATGAGGGAAAAGTTTGTACTGGACCTAACTATACAGGACATATAATTCCAAAACTAAAACTTAACAACGAAAAAGGTATTTAATATGGCCTCAACTTTTACAACAAACATTAGGCTGACTAAACAAGGTAACGGTGATAATCCTAATACTTGGGGACAGGTTCTCAATGACGGTGTTATTAGTCTTGTTGATGCCGCTGTTGCTGGCTATACTAGGGTAAGTTTAGGTAGTGCTGCAACTGTCACACTTACACAAAACCAAGGATCAGGAGATCAAGCAAGGTCTGCTGTTTTAGAATTTCATGGATCAATTGGAACTGCTTTTACATCTATCTTTGTTTTAATTCCTAATAATTCTAAAACCTATGGAATTAAAAACTCAGTCTCTACTAATGCTGCAAGCAATGCAGTTATCATGCGTGTTGCTGGTAATGCTGGTGTAACGGTTCCTAATGGTGGTAATGGTTATTTCTTTACTAATGGTACATCTGTTTATACATTGGACGCTACTGGTCTTGGATTAGGAACGGCTGCTCTACGTACTGTAGGAACATGTGCTACAAACCTCCCTGATACTGCGAAAGGTGATATTCGTTATGTAAAGGTATCTGCTACAGATACTATTGTTGCTGAAAAAACATTTAATGCTGGCGTTGGGTTTGCTGCTACAGTTTCCTACGGTGATGCAGCAATGGTTAAAGTTTCTAGTGCTGTAAAGTCTTTTATTACAACTCTTACTGATGCAGTATCAATTACCTCAGATGCTGATACGGGTAATATTTTTTTAGTGACATTAGGCGGTAATAGAACTTTAGCCAATCCTAGTAATATGGATGCTGGTCAGTCAGGCCATTACTATTTAATTCAAGACGCTACTGGTGGAAGAACAGTTGCTTTTAACAGTGTATTTAAATTTGCCGGAGGAGTAGTGCCAGTTGCAACATCTGCGGCAGGATCAACTGATATTCTTTTCTATACAGCAAGAAGTGCTACCACAATTGATGCGGTAATGCTTAACAATATGACTAGATAATGACAAGTAAACTTGCAAAGTTTGAATTTCAGCAAGGTTTCCATAGGGAAACTACGCAGTTTGCTGAAGGTGATAAATGGTTCGATGGTAATCGAGTGCGTTTCCGTGCTCAGAAACCTGAGAATATGCGAGGATACACGACTAGAGTAGCCACACCTTTTGATGGTTCCGCCAGAGATTTAGTTACATGGCGTGATGCAGATAGACTTTCTCGTGCTATTTTTGGCACACCAGATAAACTATACACAATGAGCGGAGATCAGTTGTATGATATTACTCCTATTACTTCTACTGTAACTTTAACGGCTGTTTTTGGAACAAGTGCTGGGCAAACAAGAGTGTGCGTGTCTGATACCGGACATAGTAAAGCTACAGGTGATTATGTTTATTTTACTTCTGCTGCTGTTTTTGGTGGCAATGTTAGTCTAACAGGAAATGTTTATCCAATTACTTCTATTACAAATTCTAATGTTTTTACAATTGAAGTTACAACCGCAGCAGCAGCTACTTCAACAGATGCAGGTGCTGCTACTTTTAACTACTATATTCCTACTGGCCCTTCTGTAGCTACCGCAGGTCTTGGTTATTCTGCTGCTATATATAATGCTACGCCTCCTACTTCAGTAGGGATAAGTAAAATCTCAACCACAGGGAGTAATGTATTAGTTACTATATCTTGTGCTGCCGCTCATAACGGAACTGCTGGAGACTTTGTAGTATTTAGACCTGCTAATACAAGCGTGACTCCTGCTACAGTAGGTGGTAATTTAATTCTATCTCAGCCGTTTATTGTTAATGGTGCAGGGACAACAGTCAGTGTAGGCGGACCTGAGTTTACTATTGTATCTGTTGCTAGTACTCAACTTATTATATCAACTGATACAGCGGCTAGTGCTACTACTAATATAACAGCCAGTCTTAATATGACCGCATTGATCTATCAGCAGTCTGTTGGTAGAGGATGGAACAGCCCTTCCTCTGTATCTGCTAGTGATATTAGATTAACACTAGCTAACTGGAGTCTTGATAATTGGGGTGAAGATATTGTTGCAAATAGAAAAGGTTCTAACATTTTCTATTTTGATAGTGATGCCAGTACAACACCTTTACACGCTACAACTGTAACAACATCTCCTATTAGTGTCAACTCTATTATTGTTTCTCCTAATGACAGACACCTAATTGCTCTTGGGTCTAATAGTTACACAGCTACGGCAAGCATTAGCGGTCCTTTTGATCCTATGCTTGTTCGTTGGTCAGATCAAGATGACAGAACAAATTGGGTTCCTTCTCTTAGTACTACATCAGGTGAGGTTGTACTAACAGATGGTACAGAAATTGTAGGGGCAGCACGGTCAAAGAATGCTA